TCAACGCCTTAATTTATCGGGCTTTTTCCACTGATAGGGTGGCGCTTCCATCCGCTGGCGGTGCCGCTGTTTAGCGGCCAAAACCATAGCTGTTTTAGTGCGGATTACCAGCTTATCCTGCCCGTTAAGTTCATGGCCCAATTGACGTGCCATTTCGTCGATCACAGATTCAATTTTCTTGTGTTTGAGCATATTCAAATCCCGGTAAATTCGGCAAGTCGCTGCTTATGGCTATCGCTCATATCGAATGCAAAATCCTCGTGCTCTGCCTGGAATGTGCCGAACGCCATAAGCGCAGAAACCGCAGGGTCTATCTTGTTAGAGGATTTCTTTTTGTTGGGCTTGATATTGGCGTTGGCGTCGGACTCCATCACCACGTTTCCAATCGCCCAGGCCAGAACCGGATCGCCACGATGGCGCACCACCTTGCGGTTAACAAAAACCTCAAAGGATTTCGCTACCGGACTGAACTTGAGATAGGTTTGCGGGAACGGCTCCACATCAAGCCCCGCCCCCTGTAGCTGGGTGCGCAGGTGTGTGGCGTTCCACGTATCAAAGCCCACCAGCCGGATATTGAATGTTTCAGCGTCGCGCAGGATATCGTCACGGATGCGGTCATAGTCGATACAGTCGCCGGGGGTGGTGCGTATCCATCCCGCTTTTACCCACTGGCGATAGATGGCGCGGTTTTTGTTAGCAACGTTAAGTAGCTGCGCTTCGGGCAGATAGTGCCGGGTAAGAAGCCTGATCTCGCGTTCAAACGGGAAAGCGTAACTCACGCTGGTAATATCGCTGGTTGAGGACAGGTCAAACCCGGCGTAGCACTCCATTCCGGCCAGATCGTCTTCGGTATAGTCGAGCGCACAGGCATCCCATGCGCCGGCCCCCATCCACGGCGTGGAGCCCTGGCACCAGATATTGAAACGCTTGGTCAGCATCTCCACCCACTGCGACGGAATGCCGCGCGCTTTCTGGATGGTGGATTCCAGTTTCGCCGCGTCAACGGACACATGCAGGTTAGGGTTAGCCTTGATCCACATTTCCGGCTGCTCAACCTCGCTTTCGTCGTCCAGTTCGTAGATCAGGACAAACAGCGAGTCATTGCTCTCTTCCCCGGCCAGAATCTGACAGCAGTAGTCATAATGCTGTTTACAGGCGGAGACAACGTTACTCCCGGCTGTCGTGATGGCGAACAAAATCGCCTCAGGACGTGCGCCCATACCCAGCTCAAGGGCGGAATAAACGCCGTTATCCGGGTGAAGGTGGTATTCATCGACAATCGCCAGGCTGGGGTTAGTCCCTTCAATGGTGGCCGCTTTCGCCGCCAGCGGCTTTAGCAGGCTGTTGCTCTTCGGGAAAATGACTTTATGCGCCTGAATATTTACGCGCTTTTTCAGCGGTTTTGACAGCAGGCACATCTGGCGGGCATCGTCGAACACGATTCGGGCCTGATCCCGGCTCACCGCCGCCGTGTAGATATCCTGCTGGCCCTTCTCCATTACCAGAAACCAGTTAGCCAGCATGGCGGCTACGGTGGATTTGGCGTTCTTGCGCGGCACCTCAATAAAAGCGCTGCTGTACTTACGGCGGCCTGTCTCTCTGACTTTAAAGCCCAGCAGGTTAGCAAAGGCGAACTGCTGCCACGGTTCCAGATCAATTGGCTGGCCCCGAAGCGGGCCTTTGACGTGAGGACAGAGCCGGGAGAACGCAATAAACCGCTCTACGGTCGCCGTATCGAACTCATAACGAGGGTCATTCAGGTCGGAAAAGTACCTTTCCACGGCCTGTTTTACGCGCTTACAGGCCGGAATTTCGCCCTTTTTTATCGCATTTGCGTACTCATTCCAGACGGTCAAGCTCGTCCTCCTCTTCCGTTTCCACCGGGTTACGGCGACGGCTTACCGGATCAAAGCCCAGCAGCGACGACATTTTAATCATGATTTTTTCAGCATCGGCCTTTGCACTCAGTGCCGGATTTCGGCTCTCGCCACCCTGGCTGTTAACAATGCTGAACCCACGGCTGGCAAGGTCTTCCACGGCTTTGCGGTACATCGAATAGTTGACGCAAAAAAGCTCAAGGTTGTTCCAGTCGGCGGGTGTCAGATCGCCACGCTCGGCCAGTTGCTTCGCTTTCGCTTTCCACTGCTGCGCGGCTAACTCATCAAGGTAAGCTGGCGGTTTTGGTGGTCTTGCCATAAAAATTTCTCGTTTCCATCGCGTTTTATTTTCAAAAAAATCACCGTGCGTAAAAATTTGAGGGGGCGGGTGGTGCCTGGCGCCCTCGTGTTCGTCCTGAAAACCTCCCCCACCCCATCGGTGCGGCCTGTCAGCGGTTGCGGAAGCATTCCCGCAACTCCCGGTCACGCTCACTCATGCGCTGCACAGGCTGGCGCTCATCGCGTCTGGTGCGGGTCTGCATGAAGCCATCACGGCATCGGGCCAGCGACTGATACAGATTCACCACGTCTTTCTCATTCATGATCAACCTCATACATCCAGTTATTGCGCTGTGCTGCCCGCTCTTCCTGCTCGTGGTACATCCCCGCTTTGCGGTTGGCTTTGGTGATAGGGTCTTGCTGTGTGGTCTTCTGGTTATGATGCGTCTGGCATAACGGCTGGTGATTCCACTCAGGCCAGAACAGAACATCATCACCGCCGTCGATAGGGATGATGTGATCGACAATCTTTGCAGGAACGTAGAGGCCCAACTTCTGGCACTCGACACATAGCGGCTGACGTTTCAGATACTGAGCGCGGTACTTCTCCCATGATGCTGAGTAACCACGGGCGCGACGGTGGCCGCGTCTGGCATCTTCCGCCCGCCAGGCTTCGCGCTTGTGCTCATAGCACTTACCAGACTTCACCCGCTTATTGCATCCCGGCTCAGTGCACCGGCGCATTGGTTGCCACGGCATCAGTACACCCCCACATCGCGATACACAGACCACAATGCAGAGATAGCAAGGGGGATCTCTTTCGCCTCCACATCACTAATCATCGTGCGGTATTCGTACAGTTGGGAAACGTACATAAGGCATCCGATCTTGATGGCAGGAGTAAATTCCAGGCCAGCACCGAACCGTTTACCGATATGCTTCTGGCAGACTTCCAGTGACGCTTCGATGTATGCCTGAATCATTGCATCTTCATAGGAATCATCGTTATCGATGCGACAGTGAAGTTTTGCCTCATCAAGCCCAATTAGTTCACTCACGGCTTAAGCCCTCCCTTACAAAGCAACTCCAGCCTGGTAGCCTTTTCATCAGGAATTGCCGACTGAATATCAAATGCTTTTGCATCATGTCCTTTCTGTTTCCAGATGATCCGGCTGGCGCTGGTTACGTCAGAGCGGTAACGTACCCACATACGAAATGTAACCTCGGACATTTCAGCACCCGCAGCAATCAGCTCACGGCCACTGATCCCCTTAACTTCTGCCCAGACTGTCGCAACGTCGTACCATTCCTGAATGACGCCACCAGAAGGGGGCGACGAATACAGCCAGGCATGGAAGCAGGAAGTGAAGGTCAGTACCGGTTCTGAGAATAAGGAGGATGCGTCATGAGGCCGGGAGGATTAAGGCAACGCGTTACGATTCAGAATTTTACTACCAGCCGAACCCCTTCTGGTGGCGTCATTCAGGAATGG